AGCAAAAAGAGTTTCAGAAAGAAATATGGGAAATAACGCACCTCGTTTGGAATGTAAACCTGTGATGGCGATAACGGAAGTATGGAAAGAAGATGGCAAGAAACACATTATTAAGATCATTGATGATTAGTCTGACATTATTTTCCGTATGGGGTTGCACTTTAGGAATGAAACCCAGCAAAACTTCTGTTAAGGTTTCCAACACTATGAGCAACATTGACAAGGCGAATGATGAAAAGGATCAAACTAAAAACTCTATGACCATATCAGTTCAACAAGATTTTAAGTGGGATAAATGAAAGATTTAAAAATACCCTTGACATTAATTTTCGCAGTCGTTCTGCAATTCGTGGCTTTGGTGTGGTATGTTTCAAAGATAGATTCCAAAGTGGAAATTTTATATTCAACATTCGAAGCGGAAAATCAAAAGGATGTCATTGAAAATCAAGTCAAGATGAAGATTGATCTGGAGAATCTCATAAAGGAAGTGCAACAAATTAAAAAGGATTTAAAACAGGCAAATTCAAAAGACAAAAAAATAATGAGGCAACACGAAAAATTATTTGAATTGATTGAAGGCGGCAGTCAAATGATGCAACA